GGGAGTATTAAGGCAGGCGCAACACAGGGATAAGAGCGGCACGCGGTCATTGGCAAACATTGCGGCTGTGCATGAGTTTGGAACGCACCGCGCAGGCAGAAGCAAAAATGTGATCATTCCCCGGCGCAGCTTTCTTCAGCAAACCTATGATACGTGGGTGAAGAAGAAGTTGCAGGAATTGCCCAAGGATTGGCAGAAAGCGTTGGGGTTGTGATGGCATTGCGCTTTGATCATTTGGACCGAATCGTTGGACCACCCACAGGTGGGTATTTGGTACGGCTGTGGGGTGAAGACTTCCGGTTGCCTGTGTCCGGCACGGGTGGTGGTGATGAACAGTTGACCATGAGTGTTTCCGTCAATGGGGTGCTGTCTTCAAAGGTGCAGGTTGTTGCCCCAACGCTGCTGTATTTTGTGGTTCCGGTGTATGTAGACAGCGTTTCTGATTTGCCCAAGAATGTTGACATTGTGGTGAATCGGCTTGATGATGATGGCAACACAACTGAAACCGTTATAGGACCCGATGCGTTCACATATCAACTGACCGCATTGGTTGGGGAATCGAGAGATTCGGCAATTGTCCGTGCGTTGCTCGTTCTTTTAAAACGTCATAGCTTGCCAAACGTGGCTTGGCTGACTGACTTGGATCACGCAGAAGTGGATGAACTTGGTGTTGCTTCTGTGGATGTTGCAAGCGCAGGTTTGCCGATTGTGATTGTTGAAGGGCCGGATGAAGAGTGGGACCGGCTTTACAGGAATCAGCAAGCAAGGAAGCGAACGGCAACAGGTCCGCAGTGGGTGCAGAAGGCACCCGTTGAATGGGTCAAGTTGTTGTTCACTTTGGTTGTTGCCAGTGACAACAGGAACGAATTGATGGCCTTGAAGAAGGTGGTGAATCGTTTCTTTCTGACTGTGAAGCACGTGTGGCTAACATTTGAGGATGAAGACGCTGAATCGTTCCCGCTGATTTTGACCGATCCGCCCAAGTTGCAGCTTGCAACCACCGGTGGGCGCAACCGTGTTCATCAGTTTTCTTGCCCGTTTGTTGTGCGCGGGTTCAGGCATGAAGATGATGACCGTGCAGTTGTTGAACGCGGGTGGACCGTAACAGATGATCCGACAGTGACACAGGAGCAATTACCATGATTAGGCTTGAGAATTTGACAAGGGCACCGATCAGTTTGCACTTGGAACACGATGTGTATTGTGTGCAATCCGGGAAGTGCTTGTGTACGCGGCAGAAGTTGCCCGGTGATGCTGGCAAGGGGAAGGTGCGGCGCGTTCCGTTTGCCATTCACCTGATGGTTGGCGTGAAGGCTGGCCCGTTCCATGACTCGGTTTTGGAATGCCCCGATGTTGCCGCTGCGTTGGCGCGTGGTCGTATCAAGGCCAATGTGGCCATCCCCCCAGCGAAAAAGAAACCGGTTCAGGCGCAGGCACCCAAGGCTGCACAGGCAGGCAGGGTGGCACCCAAGCCCGAACCCAAGAAATAAGGAGCATCAAACATGACGACGCAACTTAGTCCGGGCGTGAAGGCTTCTGATGCCACGCCATTGATGAAAGATTTGGCTGAAAAGCCAACAGCAGTGGCCGGGTTCATTGGGGTTGCTGACCGTGGCCCGATTGGTGCAGCCACCCTTGTCACCTCTTGGACGGAATATGTGGAAAAGTTCGGTGGCTACAACGCCAACAGTGACATGGCCTTGGCCGTTGCGCAGTTTTTCCGTGAAGGCGGCAAGTATGCTTGGATCGTGCGCGTGGTCCATTATTCGGATGTGGATGCTGGCACGTTGGCCACGGCTGCTAAGGGTGCTGTCACGTTGCAAACGGCTGCGGCAAGTGCGTCTGCCGGTGCCGTGATCAGCACCAACAGTGCCACATTCGCGTTGGCCAGTGGTGACACCCTGGAAGTCTTGGTTGACACCGCAATACCCGGAACGGAAGAAACGGCAACGATCACTGCGGTTGCCGCTGTTGAAACGTGCGTAAGCACGGAAACGTTTGCCCTTAGCAATGCGGAAACCCTGACCGTGCAGATTGATGGCGGCAGCACGCAGACCGTAACTTTTTTGACCGGTTCCTTTTCCGCAATTGGTGCTGCAACCGCTGAAGAAGTGGCGGCAGTGATCAACGCGGGTCTGATCGGTGCAAGCTGCACCGTGATTGGTGGCAACACCGTTCGGATCATATCTGATGTGTTGGGCACAAGTTCCAAGGTGCAGATTACCGGTGGCACGTCCAACGCGGTGTTGGGCTTCCCTGTGGATCTGAATACCGGCACAGGCAACGTGGCTGATGTGGCCAACGTGACGGGTGCGGAATTGAAGACGATCATTGAATTGGCAGTGACGCAAGGCAGCGGTGTTACCGTTTCCGGCACCACCACCATCACGATCACTTCCAACACCACCGGCGCAGCGTCAAGCGTGCAGATCCTTGCGGCTTCCACGGCTGATGATGAAATTGGCTTTGACAATGCGGTGAACTACGGCAGCGCAGGCACGGCAGTCAACACGTTGGTATGCAACGGCAAGACTGAAGGCGTTTTTGCCGCGAACATCACCGTGCAGGTGGCAGCCGCAACAAGCGGCACTGCCAGTGAATTCAACCTGTACGTGTTGGTGTCCGGGTTGGTAAAGGAGCGGTGGAAGAATATTTCCATGGGTGATACCCTTGCCAACTTCTGTGAAACCGTGATCAATCACGCGGACACGGGCAGCAGCCTGATCAGTGTGACAGATCAAGATGCGGCTGGTTCCGTCACTGCGCAACGTCCGGCAAATGCCACGTCTGCCGCAATGACCGGTGGCAACGATGGATTGGCAAGCATTGCTGATGCAGATTTCATTGGCAGTGAAGCCGGTGTGAATGGCCTGTATGGCTTAAACGCAATCCACAACCTTTCCCTGTTGGCCGTTCCTGGTAGGGCCACAGCGGGCGTTGCGTCCGGCCTGATCGTGTACGCAGACACGTACCGTGAAGGCATGGTGTATGTGGTCTTTGACACCCCCACGGGCAACACGTACACGCAGGCCATCACGTATGTTGGAACCACGGCAGCGTTGAAAGACGGTGCGGGCAACGGTTCGGTTTATTGGCCATGGTACAAGGTTGTGAACCCGTCCGTGTCGGTGTACGGCAATGAAGACAGCGTTGATGTTCCCCCGTCCGGTGGGATCATGGGTCTGATGTCTCGATTGGATAACACCAAAAAGGGTGGCATTTACAAGTCACCGGCTGGCACGGAAAACGGGCACCTGCGTGGGTGCATTGGCTTCCAGGATGAAGCAGTGCTGCGGGATGAAATCAGGGATTTGCTTTACCCCGAACGCATCAACCCCATCACGCAGTATGCAGCCGGGCCACGGCATGTGGACGGTGGACGGGCGTTGGATAGCAACAGCAATTGGCCGTTCGTGAACCAAAGCCGGGGCGTGATCCATATCAAGCACGATGTGGTGGAACTGTTGCAATTCGTGAAGCACGAAAACAACACCCCGGAACTGCGTGCGCGGGTCAAGCGTATGGTGGAAATCTACTTGCGCGGGCAGATGGGCATTGGCGCGTTTGCTTCGAAGAACCCGGAAACGGCTTTCTTTGTGGATGTATCCGAGGAGTTGAACCCGGCACCGCAGGTTGCGAAGGGGAAGCTGAAGGTTCGTATGGGCTTGGCCATGGCCACGCCTGCTGAGTTCATCAATGTGGAAGTATCGAAAGACACGCGGGCGTTTGACGAAGCAGCATGATCGGTGTGCTGTTTTTGCCGTCTGATTTAAAGTGAAAGGGTTGCTACCATGGCACGCGATTTCATGTTGAAAGGCACTTTCCTTGTTGAGATTGACAAGGTGGTGTCTGCCGAATTCCAAAGCTGTTCGGAACTTGCTGTGGAAGTCGGTGAATCGAGTTACAAGCAAGGCGGTTCCCTGATTGCTAAGAAGCAGCCGGGTGCCACTGTCACGTTCCCTGACATCACGTTGGAACGGGGCGTGTTCGATGATGACACTGATCTGCTTCAGTGGATGAAGGAATGCGTTGCTGTGGCTGAAGGCACCGGTGCCAACCCGTCTGATCTGTACCGCACGATTGACGTTGTGCAGTTGGATCGGGCCGGGAACGACGTGAAGCGCATCAGGTGTTTCAACGCATGGTGCAAGCGGTTCAGTGAAGGTGACTTTGACGCAACAAGTGATGACCACCGGGCAGAGTCGGTGGTGATTGCCTGTGACTATTGGGAAGAAGCGGCTTGATCAAGGCTGTCAACCCTTAGCTGATGCGGGGCATTCCGGTGCCCCGTGTCGGTGCTAACTTAATGGACAATGAAACAATCAAATGAAAGGGCAATGTGATGCCACAGAAAGACCCGCCCAAGACATCCAAAGAAGATCCCATAAAAGAAGTACCCATTGGGGGTGATGGCCAACAGTTCACGGCACCGTCTGGGATGGTGTACCGGATCAGGCCAATGAAGGTGAAGGAACAGAATGCGTTGGCGGATCGGGCCAAGATGCGCAGCGGCGTTGCCCTTTCCCAAATCCTTGACGCCTGCCTGTTGGGTGTCGATGATCCGGGCGTGTATGCGGGGTGGGGAATTGAAGACGGTGCGCGGCTGAACCCGCTGAAACTGTTGCAGGGTGACAGGTTCCACATGTTGGTTAATCTCAGGAAGATCAGCGTGAAGGATGGGAAGAATTATGAAATTCCCGCCACGTGTACGGAATGCGGGGAAAAGGATCAGTCTAATGCAGTGGACCTTGACGCACTGACCGTGCAGGAACTTCCGAAGGCAAGCCGGGCGATACTGGAATCCGGTGACAACAAGTTTGCGTTCGGGCTGGAAGTTGCAAAGCGCACGTGTTGGTTCAAGCTGGCCACCGGCGAAGATGAACTGAAGTTTGCCAAGATACAGCACCAACAGCGACAGAAGCTATCAAGCGCAGCCCTGCGCATGCGTGTGCTGGAAGTGGAAGGGGTGAAGGGTGTGGATCTGCCCAAGTGGATTGAATCGGAAATGTACACGCAGGATGCAGAAGCGTTGCGTGATTACATGGATCAGGTGGACTGTGGTGTTGACACTACCATTGATGTGGCTTGCCCATCCT